CTTTAGCATCATCTATTTCAACTTGAGCTTTAACAAATTTAGTGTTTTCAGCCAGTAAGCTTTTAGCCAGAGATTCTCTTTGTTCTAAATTAAGGCTATCATAAATCCCATCAATATCTGGATCATCCGGCATAAAATCTCCGTTAGTTATATCCATAGCCATTTGAAGCTTACCAGGCTTTTCTCGATAGTACCCAGTAATTACATCAGTCGCAACTTCTTGAGTAAAATTAGTTACTCTTAATTGGTGTTCAGAGTCAGATAGAATAACTCCTTTCATATTATCTAAAGAAATTATACCATTATTTAAATGAGTTTTCCAATCTAACCAATTGTCCCTAATTAGGGTTCTATTAGCTAGCATATCCGAATCTAACTTTTTAGTATTAACATTTAGGAAAGCTTCTTCTCTTTTAGTCCAAGCTCCCCTAAGTTGAGTTAACTGTAAGGTACTTAACTGAGCCATTAATTTGTTTTTAGTTACCAAATCGGGGGCATCCCCAGTTACTTCTGAAATATAATTCTTAGTGTAAGCCCCAAATGCTTCTGGATATTTAACAGAGTCTTCACCTTCTTTTAATTTAATCTCAGTGTTTTTCTTAGTCCAATCTTGAATTGCATCTGACATTTTACCGTTGACGTAAGTAAGATTAGCTTTTGCAGCTTTAGTTACTAAAGCGGCTTTTGCTGCTTTAGCCATACTAACTCCAGCTTCAGCTATAGCTTGACCTGGTAATGCTAACACTGACCCTCTAGCTGTCTGAAACTTAGAACCTACGCTTGGACCACGTACTGCTTGTCTACCTTGCGATACTGGGATTCTCATCAGGCTCTCTTTGATGCTGCATTCATGGAAAGTATTGAGGTTCCGCCACTAATTAAAGTAGCAGTTGCCCCAGCATTACCTTCTTGTAAAGCAGCACCAGCAGAAAAACTAGCATTAGTTCTGATATTCTGGGAAGTCAGTTGGCCAGAAGAATAAGCTGCAAGAGCGTTTAATTCTTCATCTGCTGCAGTTTGTGCTAATACTTCTTCAGGAGTACCAACTAACTGAACCCCACTTTTTAGAAATGCTGTACGTTGACGGGCTAATAGTCTCTGAGTTTTCTGTCTATGAATTTTAACGTTCTCTTCAGCAACATATTCAGTCTGGTCTGCATTTCGTTTAGCAGCACTCTCAGTAGCATTAGACTGAGTTCTAGCAGCACTCTTTTGAGAACTAGCAGATATTACAGAACCAACTCCTGCTGCAATCATTGCTATTGTTATGGGATCACACATTACCCAGTCTCCGTTTTAATCTTAGGCATAAGAGCTAATAAAGTTAAAGGCAAAGGTTGATCACTAGATACATGTATTTGACCTTCAGTCTCATGTGATGATCTAAATGGAACTTGTTTATCACCACTGAATAAAGGAATAGTAGTATTCATTAACATACTAGAATCTCGAAAAGGAATACTATCAGTATTCCCTTCACTGCTACCAACATTAACTCCCACAGAATTTACTAATCTAAGAATTACATTACTAATACGTTTCAGTTTACCTTGAGCTGTGTTACCAGGTTCAGCACCAGCCTCAAGTGAAAGAGTTGTCATTTTAGCAGTATAGGAAAACCCTACATGAACCTTGGATGATGATCTATCTAGAGTCACTGAACCACTAGTAACAACCTTTGACGTATGAGCTGACCCGTCTGCAAGAATATTGACGGTTTCTCCTTCGAGATGACTTAGACCAGTTATAGTTGTAGTTGAAACTCCGTCATATGTAACATATGAGTCCACATAAGTTGCATCTTTTACATCTGAAGTAAGCAGACCAGATTGGATTATTTCCAGATACCTTACAACAGAACCATCAATAGTTCGTTTAACACTTACCCAAACTTCATCATCAGCAGTGCCTTCAGGTGCAGGAAGAATTGCTACACTTTCAACTACCCCACTTCCACCAAGAATTTGTCTAGACCAACCTTTAACAGATTGTTCTTTGAGCCAAGTAACAGTCAATAAAACTCCATCAGCTCGAACTGCATACACAACATCATCAGGGTCTCTTTGGAAAGCCATTTGAGTTACACCACCTTTTGTGATGTGTTCAGCAAACAAAGTTATATCTGAAGTTATATAAGAGTTAGTATCAAATTTATATTGAAAATCTCTGATCTTTCTTTTTGTTCTTTGAAGGAAAAGTAATGAATCACTAACTCTTAATGGAGCTACCTTTGAGCAACCGTTGGCAGACTCTCTTGCAATTTTAACATTAGTAGGAGTTATAGCTTCTTCAATAGTAGATGCAGTTACATTAAACTCTCCACCTGCTGTTCCCACTACAAGTGTCTTACCTGGGCTAAGCCATTGAATTGTATTAACCTGATCAGAAGCAATAGTATAAGCTAATGAAGAATCATTATTTGAACCAGTTGTAAAGTTTTGAAAATCACCTGACACTGAAGCCCAAAGAGTTTGAGGATCAGCTATTGATCCAGAGAACCACAATCTTTCTTCAAAGAATGCTATAGCAGAAGGATATCCAGATACAGCATCCCATTTATCAAAAGACCATTTGAGATACCCTGAAGAATACCCAGGTGGTATTTCCGTCTCAACTGTGACAGTTACAACAGTAGAGCTAGTGTATCCAGTTATCTTAGCAATCCCAAATCCTGAGTTTACATATCTCCAAGATACTGCACCATCTGATTCAGTACCATCCAAATGAACAGGAGGGTTAGTGTCTGAAGTACCATTAGTTGTTGCAATGTATAAATTATCAAGATGATAAACATTATCATTTATACTATATGCTTTTGCAGAAGCCCAAGCAGGGAATCTAGCTGCTAGTATTTCTTTGAATCTTAGCTTACGATCAACATCGGTAGATATGAAGGGAGCATGTCCCCCTGATGCAGTTATTGTAACCCCAGATCCTGTTAAAGCACTAGCTGTCAAAACATAAGCAGAAACCTCATTTACATCTAAGAATGGGGGTGGTGAAAAATCAATATCACTAAGAGTCCAATTCGTATCTGTAGTTCTTATTAATTTAGCAGGAGGATGATTTTTGTGAACTATATACAAGACATCAGCAGATTGTGTAAACTGAATATCAAATAACTCTGCTTCAGTGTATGTAGTTGTGACTTCATATGGAGAGCCTAACTGTGCTCTATCCTTATAAAATCTTATATATAAATCCCCAAGCTCAAGTATATAAGCTTGAGTTACAGAGAATTCAAAACGTACAAGTCTGGACTTTTTAGTACCAGTCTTTGTACTAGCTATGAACTTTGACCCACCCCTTTTCTCTATACCACCTTGGGGTTGGATAACAAAATTTTCAAGTACCTTAACAGCATTAGCATATTCTGGTAAGTCTGATCTTCCATACAATGCAGGAGACCATTCTCCCGAATTGAAGCTTGTCTTTATAGGGTGTTGAGTAGCCATTATGTTCTTGAGTTCAACCAAGTTGTAGCTATTAAACCTTCAGGAGTTCCTTCCTGCGCATTAATAGATCTAGCTTCCCCTAGCTTTGTATTAAAATCCATTAATAATCTATCCTTTAATGTCTTATCATCAGCTAATATAACTGCTAATTCCATGGCTATTCTAGTTGATAGAGCGTCTCTAAATAAAGAATCAAACATAGATTCATCAATTTCGTTTACTGTATAACGTATAGAAATTGCAGATTCATTAGTGAGTAATTTATTACCCTCTACCCTGTAAGAAAATTCTACATTATCATCGTGTGATGTACCCGTTATCTTTAGAATGTTAGAAGGTAATTGATATTGGTAATCAAACCCAAATAATGGAGTTGAAGAAAGCTGTGCAAGCTCCACCCTAGATTGTGCAAAATTCCAACTGTGAGACCTAAGAACAGCTTCGCGCATATCGTTGTATATTAAATTACACGCCCGAGCAGAACGAGTATTCTCAACTAGGCTTAGAATTGAATCTTCACCTATCTTGGAAAGTCCTACATTACAAATCTGAGTGGAGCTTGACATCTTATAGCACCTATGGTTTAAGTTGCACCGAAGTACATATCTACAACTAGACGACCTGAGCCTGGGAGTGATGCAGTAGCTATTGTAATGAAGACATCTTCATCAGCAGTCTCCTCTTCAACAGCAGCATTAACCCCAAACAAAGTAGGAATAGTTGCAGTATGAGTTGCAGCAGCGCGATACTTACCTGTTGAACCTGTAACACCAATGGCAATCGTAGCACTTGCACCAAGTGTTGCACTGGCATGGAGCACACCATAAAGGAATGCCTCGCCTGCACGCTTCTTAGCAATAACGATTGTGTCAGTGGTTGCTTGTGCTGCTAGGTCAATAGTAGCACGCTTAACACGTACATTGCCATCGACAATACTACCAGAAGGTAGAGCTACAGGGCTGGCAACTAATCCAGCCATTTCAGTTGAATATAAAACAGTCATGACTTAAGCCTCCTGACATGCGATTTCGACAACTTTAACTTCTTCCATTCGGGTTGCACCGATTGTCATAGAGTTAAAGACCTGGGTAGCATAGTTCTTATCATCACGCTCACTGATCTTAGTAGCCATATCTTTACCGACTGCAAGAACTAGCCCATCTTCAATCCAACAAAAAACCTGACGGTTGCCATCTGAATCAGTACCAAGACGTTGAGTACGTACGAAGTTAAAACCAAGGAAACTATTAATCTGACCTTGAGCCAAAGCTTTTACAGTATTAAAGTCAGAAGATTTAACTTCAGTAGTATTCAACAAATCAGTTATCTGATAAGAAGCTACTGCAATGTGACGGGGGGTATCTGGATCTGTGTCAGCAGAGTCAAGTATCTCCTTGGCAGCTAATAGCTTAGCAATTGTAAGACCAGCTGAACCATGAACTACTTTTTGGCCAGAACCTAAAGCTACTGATGTAGTACCGTCTGCTCCTGTCAAAGCAGCTCCAACAGCAGCTTCTATCAAAGCATCATCCTTAGCACGACCCATAGCAAAAGCTGCAGATTGCGCATAAGAAGATGTAGGATCAATCAACATACGAACTTTGTCTTCGCTGTCAACTAAGTCAGCCCAGTCATAATCTGACAGAGTGACCATGCGACGAGCATGTGGGGTATCCATACGGGGTGTATCTGCATGACGGGCAGGACGTTTGCGTGCAGCTGTAGCTCCAATCTGTTCAAAGAATGCGGACTTACCAGTTACTGATTCATTACGAACCAACATAGCTAGACGAGAACCCTTCTGTTGAGACAGGAGTTGAACGTTAGCACTATACTGCTCGACAAAAGCAGTTGTGATTTCAATACTCATGTTAAACCTCGATTATATAAAAGAAAATAAATTGAGTTGTCTCCAAATGAAGGCTCGAATGTGCTTTAGAGTAGGCCATAAGGTTATCTACGCTGTAGCATGTAAGCGACTAAACATATCCGCTACTTTCTTCACAGCGATATCATGACTAGGATCTGCTTTGCTTGTGTATGCAGGACTAGACATAATACCGTTGATCTCTTCACGAATCTGATCAGGCGTTTGCTGTTGGGCACCGAAACCATCTTCGATGTTGTCCTCAGAAACTACTGATCCTATTTTATGTAAGAATTTTACCATACCTGGGTTATTACCTAGCCCAGACTCTGTAATGAATTTAGAAAATTCTTCATCACCAAACTCAGTAACTACTCTATTAGCCACTTCTACATTTGCTGAATATCTTTCTCCCCATTCACCTTTTAAACTTGTTTCTGCATCTGTATGCTTTTGAGTATTAGCAACATTTTGAGCATCTGTAAGACTAGAAGTTGTACCGTTATACCAGTCATACAATCCCGAAATTTGGGTTTGATTGAGGCCAACTTTATGAGCCATATCCCTAAACCCAGTACTAATTTCGTCTTTTCCATCCTGACCTTCTGGATAGTTCAAAGAGTATTCCTCTGCTGTCTCAGGACGTCCTAGCTTATTATAAGCCATTCCCCATTCTTCATCAGTGGTAGGCATTACAATCTTATCTTTACCAACCATGCTTTCTGCACTGATATAAGATTTAGCTAGGCCATCAAGAGATGTAAACTTAGATAAAGATTCGTTGCTTCTCAAATCTTCAGATACAAAGTCTCTCCAATTTTCTGAACTTAAAGATGTTGGCGCAGCGCCCTTAGCAGGAGCTGCTCCTCCACCAGATGCATCACCTCCAGTTGCTTCTGTTGTACCATTAGTAGTTACGCCGTCCATATTATCACCTTTATTTTAATTATCGTCTGTTAAGACTTCTGTTAGAGAAGCAAGTTTCATCTTCTCAAGGATATACATAGCTACGTCTCTGCGGCCAGCTTTAAACATAACTACGTGTGGGTCAGACTCCATGACTGGGGCCTCTAATACATGCGAGAAAGATAAAAGTTCTTCAAGAACTCTCTTTCCAGCTTCAGAGCCAAAGACTACATTGAAATCAGTTCTAGATTGATCCACCGATCTCTCCTATTCTAGCAAGATTAAGCCCTGCTTCTGAACCAGTCTTAAGAGCGTCTACTGAGGCTTGAGTATTACCCTGTTGCTGTTGAGCTTCTTGCTCTTGTTGGAACTGTTCTTCAGACTTCATAATAGAAGGACGAACTCCAAATAGGTCAGTAAGGACATTAAGCATTTCCTTAGTATCAAACCTCTGCAGTATGGTAGGGTCTTGGCTTACAAATATATTCATAGACTCAAGGACTCTCTGGATACCACTAGCTTCCAATTGCCTTTGGGCTTTAGCAAGCTGAGAAGTATAAGTAATTTCGATATTAGCTCCAGCAATACTCTCTGGGACTTCATTAAACTTACGTTGTTTAAGTAAGATACTGAAAGTTCTGTTCACAATAGTATTCAAAGCTTCAGCTTGCATGCGACCTAAGACTGGCCCCATCATACGGAGCATATCTTCCGTCCTCTGTATAACTTCAGTAGCAGTCATCTCTGGGCGCTTGCCTAATTGCATAAGGTCATTAAAGAATATTTGACGAATACGAGTACGTAACTCATCCATTAAGTCAAGACCTAAAGGAACGTTTGCACCTGTACGTAAAGGTTCAATTCGATCTTTCATGCCTTGACGGTAAAAGTTTAATCCACCTGGTACTGTCCTAATAGGATTAATAAACCCATCATCAGGAGCCATAAGGGGTGGATCAACAATCTTCTCAGCTGCAGCAATTGTAGTCTTCATCATCTGATTCAACATCTTAATATCAGGTAATGCAGTTACAGCTGGGCCTCTAGCATAAGTCTCTCCAGCAGCTACATAGTATCTAGGAGTTGCATAAGGGAATTCCTCAAATCCTGAATCTCGAAGAAGATGCTTCTCCCTCTCTTCTACATAGATAGAAAGGAAAGGTAACTTATTTTTCTTACTCTGATGTCCAGTAACTACTCTAGGTTCAACAGCATGGATTACATTTATAATCTCATCTACCTTACCAGCTTTAAATTTTTTAGTGACTGCCTCTGATACTAAATCAATACCAAACTTAGAAACCACTTGATTAACGGTCATTGATACTCGTCTATATAGTGTATCTACAATTCCATCTTCATTCAAAGCAATAAAACCATGAGACAAAGATATAGACTTATAAAGAACTCCATCCTTCTTTGAATTCTCTGCGATATAAAGAATAGCATTGCCAAATACAGAATACTCAAGATACATTTCATTCATATGAGAAGTAAAAGCAGTCTTTGCATTCTGCATTTCCTTATACATAACATCTTGAGCATGTGATAACCAAAGAGAAGCTTCTCTATTATCATTTAATTTATCTTCGTCAAAACGAAGTTCAAACCAGTTAGAGGCTGGATTGGTCATTCTACCATGCAAGCCTGCTGCTAACATCTCTGAAGCATGTATAGCTGTCGAATCAAATAATTTAGTAGACTTCTTTGAGCCTACAGAATCTTGTCCTTCAAATGTTGCATGATTCGGAAATACAAGTTCTGCTATCTCATTCCAGTGACTATGCCAAGTACCTCTATCTGAAGTAAGAGTAGCGAGTCTACTTAATATTTTCTTCTCAATGCTCATCCTAAGATTGAACTCTGACCAACTGTACCGTTAGGAGTTTCTTGTCGAGTCCTAGCCTTCCCACCAACTATAGTGGAAGCTCTACCTTGCTTTTTACGAACACGTTTTCGTTCAGATTCTGCTGCTAATGCTGCAATAGAACCTGAATTATCTGTCGCTCTCTGATTAATATTAGCTTTACGAACTAGTATTTGTCTGTCTTTTGATAGACTAGAAGCAGCAAGTGCTTTTTCTAAAGCTCCTCTACTATCAGATTTAAATGCAGAATGAGCTTTAGGATCAAATGGGCCAGAAGGGCCATTAGCACTACCACCCCCTTCTTCAGTACCACCAACACCGCCTTTAATTCCAGCACTGCCACCGCCTCCGCCTCCTAAAATACTATTTATGATACCACCCATTAGTTTAACCTCTTCATATAATTAGTACCTTTAAGGGAATAATCAAGTCGCATATACATATTACCTACCTTTTCGGGTTCTATCTCTGCGCTAACTCCAACAAAGATAATCACTGCTCCTGCTTCGATTGCGAATTCTTCAAACGCACGTATTAATTGATATGCTGCTCGTCCACCTCGGTGTTCTGGGTTGACATATATTACTAACTCAGTCGCGCAAAGAGCTTGTACAAATGGGATTGTATTACAAATACCTAACATAACTCCAACAACCTTTTCGTTGACAGTAATGACTTTAGCAAAGTGTTCACCTGCCTTAATAAATTCCATAGTATTAACGAAGTAAGCCCCATCAGACTCAAACTGACTGTAGAAGGGAGACTCGTCCTGCATATCCATAAGCATATTGGATATTGCTTCCCAATCTTCTACAGTAGCGTCTCTTAGTTTACACATAAGAACTCATAGTCCCTTCTGCTATTTTCTGAATTGGCTTATTTGAATTAGACTTAGTAAGTTCAAAACCATGACCTCTACCAACGCAAAGGTACTGTAAGGATTCAGCTACGTGCGAATACATATTCTTATCAGGTTTATCTGCATACTTCTCAGTACCGGAAACATTCATCCGTCTGTACTTGTAGCCGCCTGCTAATGCTTTACGAAGCATTCTGCACTTGGGAGAAATAACTAATTGAGGACGACCCATAAGAGTCAGTGTGGTAAAAAGCTTGGCAACAGACTCACGTCTCAGAATCCAATCGTTGGTAGGCGCTGGCATCAACGGGATCCCTGCACTACGCATTACCAAGAAAGGCGTGTTCTCATCTGTTTGAGCACGTTGGTCTCCAGCTGGATCTCCATATCCTGTTATAGGTAAGCTATTATAGTTGGTTACAACAAGAGAATTGATTCTCTTAGCAAACCTAACTGCTCCCATATCTTCCGTTACTACTTCATCTATACATTGAATCTGCCCATCGAGAGGGGACTCTTGTGCAATCACACAAGCTGGAGTTAAGCCGAAGTCAACTCCTAACAATAATTCTTTAGTAGACTCATTCAACCCCAGGTCATGGATACAATGGAGTTGATCATTATATTCAGGGACTATAACCTTTCCGTCTTGTACAAAACCATATTGACCATGTACATAAACGTTAATCCATTCTTGGTCTTTACCACCAGCTAATCGATTATAATAACCATTAGGAAGATTCTCTACGTTCTCTGCATCTACAGCCAACCCAGAAGGTTGTTTAAAGCAAATGAAATCCGAGTATCCTGATTCTTCAAACATCTTATACCACCAATGATCTTCATCAGGTGGGTTAGTGTCCATTATAATACCATACCAGGTAGGCCCCCCATCTCTTTTATTAGGATATCTTCCTACACGACCTTGTAACATATCTAGAATCTGCTTAGGGACTTCTCGAGCCTCGTTAATAAAGGCTCCAGTTAGTTCCAAAGAGAGTAGTTTCTTCACATCATTAGGTCTATCCAACGCACGAAACATAACTTCCAAGTTGAGGACTGATCCATCCTCTAACTTTTCTTTTAGGTTCCATTTCATATCTATATTTCTAAACACCCCTAGGTCTTTTGGAACCCAATCAAAGAAGGTATTTATTGTAGTATCTTGTAATTCCCTATAGGAGTTCCGTATAACACACCATCGACTCTTCCGTTCTCCATTGGGTGAAGGCTCTTGCTTCATAGCCCGATGAAGTATCTCCATACAACACGACACAGATTTACCGCTTCCTATTGGCCCCATAAGTGCTCGGACAAACTTATCCGAATTATGGAACTCAGAAGCTGTAGCTGCTGCGTTGTATGTTGGCAATTAAATCTCCTAAAAAGCAAATTGGAAAAGAGTTAACCTTTATCTCTTCTCGCGATTATCCTCTAAATCCGACTTGTTGTCAACACCTTAGGGAATTTTTATTTTTCTATAGAAAAATTAATTTGAAATGCTTTCAAAAATATGATATAATTTGTTTATGTATATATATGTAATAGAAGATGAATTTAAGCGGGTCAAGATAGGAATATCTAAAAACCCAAAGCAACGCTGGAGAGATATTTGTTCTCAGGCAGGGTTAGCTTTAACTAGAACTTGTAGTATCCGTAGGGAGTTTGCTTTAGATAATGAGAGGCGAGCACATCACCACTTTAGCAGCAAGCAAATACGAGGAGAATGGTTTGATATTACATTTGAAGAAGCTTGTAATTATATTAAAACAAAAGAAGATAAACCTTACTATAGTAAAAGTACCTCTAAACCCTTGACTATTGGTAAGCTCAATGAACAAATTAAATTACAAGATAAAGTTTTGAAAGAAGAAAATGAAGCTCTTAAGAATGATCTTCATAATTTAAGAATGTATTTAGCCAAGGGCAAACTGCCACCTGTTAACCATGACGAGGATGTATAGTATGGGTATTAACTCAATGCAAAAAGGAAAGAAGGCCGAGAGTGAGTTTATTAATCGATTCCAACCTTTCTTCCCAGACACCATTAAGCGTAACTTACTCCAGACCCGAGAAGGTGGCTCAGATGTTACTGGCGCTCATCCTTGGGTTATAGAGATCAAACGTTGTGAGAAGGTCGAACATAATAAATGGTGGAAGCAAGTAAACGCAGCTGTAATAGACCTGGACAATGAGATACCCGTTGTGGCCTATAGGCAGAACTTCGGTGGCTGGAACTTCCAGATTCCGTCAATGATGCTGGGCATAAGCGATGAGGGATACATTCTAGTGTCAGAGGATATATGGTTGAAAATGCTATTCAAATCTCAAGGAAAATAAAAAGGAAACCAGCCCCAAAATCCAATTGAGTAGAGTTTTTTGGGGGTTTTTCAGGGACTTTGGATAAAACTTAACTCAAGGTATAGTCAATTTTTTCTAGTCCTTAAAAATTGTTCTCGTAGGATGATACGAAAGGTATAAAGAGGGTCATAGAGGTTCTCCTTTCAGAGGTTAGAAAATGGTCAGATATCTGCGTATTAGACCATTGAAAGGTCTGCGGCCAAGGATTCCCCCACCCACCCCCTTCGAAAAGAGATCGCGTTTTTTCTACACGCGAAAAAGAATAACGCGAAAAGAAAAGGGCAATCCATTCAGGCTAATGGGTACAGCGCTAGGAAAAAGAAAAGCGCGCACCCGAAAAGTAATAACGCACACGCACGGAAAGAAAGCACGCACACACGGAAAGAAAAACATACACGCGGAAAGACAAGCGCGCACACGGTTCCTCTCTCCGACCCGTACGGTTGTGCCGTCAACGGTGCGATAACACGCTGTAGGCCTAGTGCGAATAGGCGATTGTAAAATAAATCACGAAAAACGAAAATAATGCTTGACTCTAGTTGCAATAGGGTAAAAACTTTTCCCATCGCCACAGGATATGGCGGTTGACCGCACCAAGGATAACTGGTACATGGTCGCAGGAGAGTATGTTATGAAAACGTTATTTGACAAAATGCACGCAGAAGATGCTACACGTGATACAATGATTATCACCGCTGTAACAGAAGGTAGTACTTTGAACGCCGCAACAAAAGCATATGCGGCATGGGCAAAAGATAATGGCCTTACCAGCGCTATAGTCTCACACAAGGCAGCAGCGTTAACCAATATCTTCGACCAATACGGGGATGCAGCGTTAACCGTCAAGGATGTACAAAGTATTATTCCTGACCTTGTGCAAGAATACGGCGTAGCTGATAGCACTGCTAGGGATTATGTTAAGACTCACTGTGAACAATATGGCCTTGCATACCCTGTACTGAACCCTAGGGATGCTATATTTGCATGGTTCAAGGCAGTCGATGGTGTAGCAGACAAGGCTGAATTCATGGCCTATGCCGAGGATGAGCTAGGCCGTAGCAAGTCTAACGCCAACGAGTACTGGAAGGGATACGAGTTACACCTACACCTAGTAGGGTAGTTAACACAGGCCAAGGATGGCCTA